TGCAACTGGTGTTCCTGTTGAATCAACCTTTGCTGGACTACGACAAGTTATTGCTGCAATACAAAAGCCGACCAGTGAGGCAGCTAAAGCGGCAAAAGAATTAGGGATAGATTTTAGTGCGACAGCTTTGAGTACAAAAGGTTTAGGAGGTGTATTAGAGGAGCTTGTTGCGAAGGGTGGTGCTAGTGAAGAAACGCTTGCAAAATTCTTTGGATCTGTTGAAGCAAGGACAGCAATATTACCTTTGTTAAATGATCAACTCGTAAGTTTTAATAAAAATTTAGAGAATCAAGCAAATGCTCAAGGCACTGCGGCTGAAGCTGCATTTACAGCATCAAATACAATTCAAGGACAACTTACAAGACTTGGGACTGCATTTACAAATTTAACAACAGATGGTTCAGAGTTTGGAATTATTATTAGAGAAGTTCTTAAAGTAACTGCTGTTACTGTTGAGGCTTTGGGACTTGCTGTAAAGGCAGTTCTTTTACCGTTTAGGCAGCTTTTTGCTGTTATTGGCGAGATCGGTAAAGCTATTGGAGAAGCAATAGGAGTTGACGCAACAAAAACTTTGTTCAACCTTGAACAGGGTTGGATAGGTATTAAAGAGGCGGTTTCTGATGCCTCAGATCAAGCTATTTTCTTTGCAAGAGTTGTTGGTGGTGTTATTGGAAAGATAGTTGTAGCAATAGGTAATACTGCAAATGGAATTAAACAAACAGTGGGCGGTGTAGTACAAACTGTTGTTACAACGATTCAGCAAGCAATTCAAAATCTCATAAATTTAATTCCAGAGCCTATAAAAAAATTATTAGGTGGGCTTGAAATACCTACACTTGATCTTGATATTAAAATACCCAAACTACCAAACCCATTTAAAGGTTTAAAACAAAAAGCTGACGAATTAACAAATGCTGTTATTGAGTTTAGTGGGGTAGAAAAAACTATCACAGATGAAAATAACAAACAATTAGATGCAAAAAATAATATAGTTGTAACTAATGGAAAAATAAAAACAGGAGTTGAACAGATTACAGAGGCAGAAAAAAGAGCAAAAGCTGAAGCGGAAGAGTTAGAAGCAACTTTTAAGAAAATTGGTATAAGTGTAAGAAATGACTTAGTTAGCAATTTAAGAGAAGCTATTAAGGGCAGTCAAAGTTTTGGACAAGCAATGAATAAAGTTTTAGGTAATCTAAGAGATAAACTGATTGATCTTGCTTTAAACAAAGCAATTAGTGGTTTAGGAAATGCTTTAAGTGGTGGTAAAGGTTTCGGTGGGTTTTTGGGTGGATTGTTTAAGGAAAGAGGCGGCCCTGTATCTGCTGGTGGTGCTTATGTTGTTGGAGAGAGAGGCCCTGAGATTTTGCAAATGGGTTCTAAGGGTGGCAATATAATTCCAAACAGCCAAATCGGTGGTGGTAATAGCGTCACAAATGTAGTAACAATAAATGTAGATGCCTCTGGCACTGAAGTTCAAGGTAATGATGGACAAGCTAATGAGTTTGGTAAAGTATTAGCAGCAGCTATTCAAACTGAACTAGCTAACCAAAAACGTGCTGGCGGTCTTTTATCTAACGCATAACTATGGCATCTTTTCCAACAACAGTACAACCAGCTTACGGAATCTCTAAGAGAAGCCAACCTAAAATAAAAAGGGTAAGCTTTATGGACGGCTTTGAACAACGTCAACTGATAGGTATTGCAGCACACAAAAATGGTAAAGTTTATAATCTTGTTTTCAATAATATTTCAGAAACAGAAAGTGATGAGATTGAATACTTTTTAAATGAAAGAGCTTTAGATCAAGCATCATTTACTTATACACCACCTAATCAAACTACTGTAAAAACAGGGACTTACTCACAAAGTGGCACAACAATAACTGTTACTGTAACTGATCATCAACTATTTGCTAATGATTCCATAACTGTAGACTTTACCTCTGGCAGTGCTACTGATGGCACATTCTCAGTTGTCTCATTAACAAGTGCTAATGTATTTGTAATTACTGCTGGAAGTAGTGCAACAAATTCTGGTAACTGCACTGTTACAAAAACTGGTACATCTAATTTTGTCTGTGAAACATGGTCTAAAACAATACCTTATGCAAACAGAGCAACATTAAATTGTACTTTTAGGGAGGTGTTTGAACCCTAATGGCTATACCAACAGAGGAATTACAGAAAGCTAATCCAAGTGCCAAGATAGAACTGTTTGAAATACATCTTGTTTCTGCATTGCATGGAAGTAGTGACGTAAAAAGATTTCATAATGGCATAAACATGAATACAACTTATAATGTTGTTTTTCAAGGTTCAAGTTATACAAGAATACCTATTGAGGCCAATGGCTTTGAATACGCACAGACAAGGACTACAAGACCTAGACCAACTGTAAGAATAAGTAATTTGTTTTCAAATGTCACAGCATTGATGACTACTGCAAATTTAACAACACCTAAAAATGGACTTAATGGTGCAAAGTTCGTACGGAAGGTTACTTTACTAAAATTTTTAGATCATGCAAATTTTGAATCAGGTACAAATCCATTTGGTACTCCAGCTAACAATACTTATGAAAATCAGACATTTTTTATTGACAGAAAAACTATAGAAAGTAAAGATTTTGTAGAATTTGAATGTGCCTCTGCTTTAGATTTAGAGAATAGATCAGCACCTAAAAGAATTATTACAAGAAAAGATTTTCCCTCTGTAGGAACTTTTGTATGAACAACTGGGAAGAACAAGCTTTATTACACGCGAAAGAAACATTACCAGATGAGTCTTGTGGTCTTGTTATTGATATAGATGGCTCCAAAGAATATTTCCCTTGTAAAAACATTGCTATTGAAGGTGCTAATAGTTTTACTATAGACCCTGAAGATTGGGCGAAAGCTGAAGAGACAGGAACTGTATTACACATATGTCATTCACACCCAAACGGAGACTTAACACCATCAGAAGAAGATATAAAAAATTGTGATTTTCTCGGTTTATCTTGGTTTATTTTTGATCCAAAAAATAATGAGATGCAAGAACTAAAACCAAAATTACACAAACCAATGCTTACAAAAGATAAATTTGTAGATAGAGAAAGGAGGGAAGATGAAAAAGGTTTAAGAAAAATTAAAGTTTATGGAAGGTTGGCTGAGTTAGTTGGCTGGCACGTTAATTACGCTGATGTAAAAACTATGAAAGATGTTTACAAGTATATTTCTTGTAATTATCCAGATGTTGAACCACATTTAGCCCAAAATATGTATCGAATTACTATTAACAATGATGTTATAAAAACGAAAGAAGATTTACTAATAAAAAGTCAAGGAGAAATAAGAATGATTCCTATTGTTTCTGGGGCTTGGTTTTGGATTGCTGCTGCATTGATTGGAGGAGGTACTGCTGCTGCTGCATCAAGTGTTGCTATTATTGCAACTCTTGGTAGCGTTTTAGTATCAACTGGTATATCAATGGCGATAAGTGGTGTTACTAATATGCTATTCCCACCACAGCAGCCTAATATAGGTGACACAACTGCTGCTCTTAGTGAGACAGATTCAAGAGTAAACTATTCTTTTAGTGGTATTCAGAACGTAAGTCGAAGTGGTGTTTGCATACCTTTAATTTATGGAGAGGTTTTTACTGGCTCTATTGTAGTCAGTTCTGGTACTGACACTGCCCCTGTATTTAAGACTTAATTATGGTTTTACCAAGTAATCTAGGTACAAGCAATTTATCTAGTTCACAGCAGAACGAGATTAAACAACTAGGAGGTCAAGGCACATCTTTCTTTGACTCCACTATGAAAGATGGAGATATTGGGTCAAGACAGTTTGTAACTTTAATAGACGTTATTGGGGCTGGTCAGATAGCTGGATTTCCCTCTGCAATAGATGCTGGATTAACACATGGGTCTACTGCTTATCGGATAGCAAGCCTTAAAGATTTATTTCTTAATGGCACACAGGTTTTAAGAGATGGTGCAAGTAATACAGACCCAGATATTAATGATTTTAATTTTGGAACAAGTGAAGCTAATGCCCCATCTTTTTTTACAAGACTCGGCACTTCAGACCAGACAAAAATACAAGGGCTTGTAGAAACAGAAAGAGATAGAACTGTAGGTGTAACAGTAACACAATCCCAATCTCAAACAGTTACTATTACCGACACTTCAACAGAGGGTGTGAGAGTAACTATCGGCTTTCCTAGATTACAAGAAATTGAAGATGACGGAAACATAAAAGGAACTACAGTTGAATACGACATTGAAGTAAGAAAACAAGATAATACTTTAATAAAAAAAGTAAATCCAGAAACCGATTTAACTGGATTAGACCGAAGTATTCATACTTCTGGAGGTAAAGTTACTGGTAAAAGTACTTCACCATATTTTAAAGATCATATAATTGTTTTTCCTGAGGATTTATCTAATTCTGATTTTCCAGTTACTGTTAAAGTTTCTAGACAAACTGCTGACAGTTTAGACGCAAAACTTGCAAATGCTTTTGAATTTACTACTTTAACTGAATTAGTTTTTGATAGTCCAACTTATTTAAACACAGCTTATGCGGCAGTAAGATTTGATGCTGAAATCTTCAGATCCGTTCCCCAGCGTATGTTCAGGGTCAGAGGCCGTCTTGTTAAAATACCCCACAATTCTACAGTCAGGGCAGATGGTTCTTTATCATTTAGCGGTGATTTCAATGGAACTCTAAAAGCCAGCAAAGAATATTGCAATGATCCAGCATGGGTGCTTTATGACATTCTCACTGAGTCTGTTGATGGTTTTGGAGATTTTGTAGCCGAAACTGAAGTTGATAAGTATTCTTTTTATAATGCTTCTGTTTACAATTCAGAATTAATTGATAATGGAGAAGGTGGTACAGCCCCAAGATTTAGCTGCAATATTGTAATTCAAAGAAGCACCTCTGCATATACTTTGTTAGATAGGATTGCTTCTATTATGAGAGGTAGTTTATATATTGATGATGGTGTAATAACTCTTTGCCAAGATAGACCAACGACAAGCACTTACTTTTTCTCTTATGCAAACATAACTGAAGATGGTTTTGTTTATACAGGTGCAAGCCAAAGAACAAAAGACACTGTTATTAATGTCAAATATTTTAGTAATGAAACAAGAAATTTTGAATATGAAACTGTTGAGGATACAGCAGCAAATCAATCTAAATATGGTGTAGTTGTTAAAAATATTGAGGCAGTAGGTTGCAATAATCAGGCACAAGCTAGAAGAGCAGGGTTATGGCATTTGTTCACACAAAATAATGAGACAGAAACTGTTGCATTTACAACTACTGCTGATGCTGGTTCTTTAATAAGACCAAATCAAATTATCACTGTTCAAGATCCTGTCCGCAGTGGTTTAAGAAGATCAGGAAGAATAAAAACTGCAACAACAACACAAATAACAGTTGATGATACTAAAGATCTACCTACATCACATAGTACTGGAGATCAATTATCTGTAATTTTGACAGATGGAACAATGGAGACAAAGACAGTTTCAGATATAACAGGAAGTGTTATTACTGTATCTAGTGCTTTTACCTCTGCTCCTCAAGCTTTTAGTGTTTGGTTACTTCTAAGAGCAACTACAGAAACTGAAGATTTTAGAGTTTTATCTGTTACTGAAGAAGATAATACTTTTACTATCAATGCAATGTTCCATAATTCTAGTAAATATGCCTTTGTTGAAGATGGTGCATCTGTAACAGTTCCACAGATAACAACTTTATTACAGCCTAAAGCTGCTCCAAGTAATTTATCGGCAGAAGAACTAATTGTTGTATTAGGGAACAGGGCTGTAAGTAAATTAGTCGCAAGTTGGCAGCCTGTTTCTGGTGTCACTGAATATTCAGTTAAATATCAATTTAATAATGGTAATGTTATTACACAAAGAGTTACAGCACCTACTTTTGAGATATTTGACTCAGAACTTGGTGAATATAAATTTGAAGTTTTCAGTTATAACGCTTTAGGTGAACCTAGTACAATTCCAACAACTTTAACTTTTAACGCTGTTGGTAAAACTGCTGTACCAGCTGATGTACAAAATGTAAAGATTGAACCTTTGTCAGATCAGTTTGTAAGACTACGTTTTGACCAATCAACAGATGTTGATGTTTTGCATGGTGGAAACGTGGTTATTCGTAGTTCAAATCTTACTTCTGGTTCAACTTTCACCAATTCAGTTGACGTTTTGCCAGCACTTTCTGGAAACGTCAGTGAGTCGATTGTTCCAAATATTGTAAATGGAACGTATCATCTTAAATTTAGAGATGATGGTGGGCGTTTAAGTTCTGGTGATGCGTCTGTCACTATGCTTCAAACAATTCCAAATACATTGCCTAAACTTGTTGTATTAGAAGATAGAGAAGATACAGACTCACCACCTTTTGCTGGCACAAAAGTTGATTGTTTCTTTAGTGATGATGTTAATGGTCTTGTTCTTGGTTCGCTTGTAACACTAGATGATGAGTCAGATTTTGATAGTATTGCAGACTTCGACTTTATTGGTGCTGTTGATATTACTGGCGGTTCTTATGAATTTGCAAATACATTAGATTTAGGAGGCAAACAGCCTTTAAGATTGCGTAGACATTTTGTAACTCAAGGTTTTTACCCTAACGACTTGATAGATAGGAGAACAGCAAACATTGATACATGGACTGATTTTGACGCGGCCACTGCCTTCAATGTCGGTGCTTCTCTGCTTGTGGCGACCACAGATTTAGACCCTGACTTATCAGTTTCTGCTACTTACGAACAAAGCGGAACAACTATTACAATCACAAAAAGTTCTCATGGGTATTCTGTGGGTGATTTTGTTGTCATAGATTTTGCTGATGGTGGTGCAACAGATGGTAATTATCAAATTGTATCTATTCCTAGTTCCTCTACATTTACTGTTACTTCGTCAACAAGTGCGACCATTTCAAGTGGTACATCTTGTACTTATGGAGCAAACTTTTCACAGTTTAATCCTTTTGTAAATGGTGTTTATGTTGCCAGAGGTTTTAAATTTAGATGTGAAATGGATTCTGATGACCCAGCACAATCAATAGAAATAGATCAGCTAGGATATACAGCAGAATTAGAAGGTAGAACAGAAACAAGTATTGGTAACGCAGGGGCTACTAATGGTTTAATTGCCTCTGGTACTTCCACAAAGTCAGTTACATTTACTAATAGCTTTTTCACAGGTTCCACAGGCACAGGCGTTCCCGATAATACTGTTCCACCATCAATAGGAATTACTATTGAAAATGCACAACAAGGAGATTTCTTTGCTTTATCAAATATATCCGCAACAGGATTTGATATAGATGTCAAAGACTCTGGGGGTAATAATGTAAATAGAAATTTCAAATATGCGGCAACAGGATTTGGGCGTGGTAGTTAATTTTAAAGTAGGATATACTTAGATAAAAAATTAAGTTAGACAATGAGCCAGCACGATATGATTATTGACAACTCCACGGGAGCCAACGTGAGAGCAGACATCAATAATGCATTAGGAGCAATAGCAACAAATAATTCTGGATCGTCAGCACCATCTACAAATTACGCAAGTCAATTTTTTGCTAATACAACAACAAGTATTATGCAACTTAGGAATACTTCCAATAATGCTCACATAAATTTATTTACTCTTGCTGGTGGACCAGCTTTTGCTGTTGATGGAACAATAAATTCTGTAACTGTAGGTAAAGGTGCTAACTCTATTTCTGGTAACACAGCTTTAGGAGAAAATGCTTTAAATGGCTCTGTTTCTGGTGGAAATAATACAGCTATAGGAAATGAAGCATTAGGAGCATTAACAAGTGGAACAAGTAATGTTGCAGTTGGTAGGGAAACTTTAGATGCACTTACAACTGGTTCAAGCAATATTGCTGTAGGAAACAGTGCATTAGGAGACAATTCCACTGGAAGTAATAACACTGCTATCGGTCAGGGTGCTTTAGCTGCTAATACAACTGCTGATAGTAATACTGGCGTGGGTTTAAACGCATTAGGAGTCAATACAACTGGAGCAAAAAATGTAGCTTTAGGAGCTTCGGCTCTAGATGCAAATACAACGGCAAATAATAATACTGGAATTGGTTTTAATTCATTAACAGCAACTACTACAGGGTCAGACAACACAGCTTTAGGTTCACAAAGTCTTGAAACAAACAGTACTGGAATTAACAATGTAGCTATTGGAGTACAGGCTTTAGAGGCAAACACTACAGGTCAGGATAATACTGCTGTAGGTATGAACGCTTTACTAAATAGCACAACAGGCAATAGGAATGTAGCTGTCGGTTCTCTAGCTTTAGATGCAAATACGACAGCAGGGTTTAACACTGCCGTTGGATATTCTGCTATGGGTGCAAATACAGAGGGGGCAGCTAACTCAGCTTTAGGAAATAGTGCGTTAGGTAGTAATACTACAGGGTCTAACAACACTGCTATTGGAAATGCAGCTTTATTAGCAAATACTACGGCAGATGCTAATACAGCAGTCGGCAGAAGTGCTTTAACTGCTAACACTACAGGCACAATAAACACTGCGTTAGGTAAATCAGCTTTAGAATCAAATACCACTGGTACAGATAACACCGCCATTGGAGCTTTAGCTCTAGATGCTAATACTACTGGTTATAACAATAATGCTGTAGGAAGAAATGCTTTAGGTGCTTGTACGACAGGTGCTCAAAATGTCGCAGTAGGTAATCAAGCTGCGGATGCTTTAACTGAAGCAAATAATACTTGTGCAATAGGAAATAATGCAGGTGGAGCGATAACAACTGGAAATGATAACACTGTCATGGGTTCAAATGCTCTTGCTACTGTAACAACCGGAACATCTAATACTGCCATAGGCCGTCAGGCTTTGGCAAACAATACCGCAAGTTCTAATACTGCTGTTGGTTTCGAGGCTTTAAAAGCAAATACAAGTGCAGCAGATAATGTCGCAGTAGGAAAAGGTGCTTTGTTATCTAACACAACTGGAACAAGAAATAACGCTTTAGGTTCTAATGCCTTAGATGCAATAACCACTAATAACGATTGCTGTGCTTTTGGTTTTAACTCATTAACTCTCTGTACAGGACAACGTAACACTGCTTATGGTAGCTATTCGGCTGGTACAAATTCTTCAGCACAAAATAATACATTTATTGGTTATGCAACTGGTTTTTCAAATGCGACTATTGAAGAGCTTACAGCAGTTGGAAGTATGGCTATGTATAACAATGTCGCACAACAGAATAATGCTTTTGGTTATAAAGCCTTATATGCCAACACATCTGGGGAAGCAAATCTAGGGATAGGCTGTCATACACTTATGGACAGCACTACTGGCAGTTACAACATAGCAGTTGGTCATAACGGTCTTTATGAAAATACCACAGGAACAAGAAACACTTGTGTGGGTGTTAATTCTTTGTATGAAAATACAACTCAAACAGATAACACCGCAATGGGTTATTTAACTTTAAGAAATAATCTTGGAAATCAAAATACAGCTATAGGTTCTTATGCTCTTGCGTTAGCTACAGGTTCAAGTAGAAACGTAGCTCTTGGTCATGCTGCTGGTTACAACACTACAACTGCCGACGATTGTGTTGCTATAGGTTTTACTTCTCAGTACAACGCAACAACTGGTCAATATAATACATCTATAGGAGCAGCTTCTTTACATACAAATACTACTGGAACTAGAAACACTACTTTAGGTTATGAATCTGGTTATAAAACAAATGGTCAAAATTACAATGTTTTCTTAGGTTATGCTGCTGGTCGTGAAAATGTAGCTAGTAACAATACTCATGTAGGTTATGAAGCAGGGTATTTTGGTACGACAGGAACAGAAAATGTAAAAATTGGTTATTACGCAGATGGAAATGCAACAACTGGATCTAACAACGTAACTATTGGACATAATGCAGCCTCTCCAAGTACTACTTCAAGTAATAATGTTACTTTAGGTAATTCAAGCACCGCAGCGTTACGTTGTCAGGTAACTTCAATAACTGCTTTGTCTGATGAAAGAGACAAAACAGATATTGTTGATTTACCTGTGGGATTAGATTTTATAAACAAATTAAGACCTGTAAAATTCAAATGGGATATTAGAGACAGAATGAAAAATAATCCTCATCAAGGTAGAGTAAGAGCAGGATTTATTGCACAAGATTTTGCTAAAGCACAAGTTGGCTCAGAATATCTCGATCTTGTATTAGATGAAAACCCAGATAAATTAGAAGCTAAACAAGGAAATTTGATTCCTGTACTTGTTCAAGCTATGAAAGAGTTATCCGCAAAAGTCAAAGCACTTGAAGTAGGGTAAACTTAAACTAATCTAATTTTTTATTATGGAAGATTTCACCGCAGATCAAATTGCAAAGATTTTTACTAATGCTGGCGACAGCGTTACTATCATCAATGCAGATGCAAGTTATTCAGCCTACAAAACAAGAACTGGATCTCTAGAAACTGAAGCTGAATGGAAAGCCTACATTAAGAGAAATACAGATCATCTTGAAATAATCAAAGATTACAAAAAACAAGATGAAACAACTTCTATTTGGACATCTGAAGATTTTACAGATATAGATGCTGCTATAACTAAAGGAAAGTCACTTTACGCTTAATTAATGAACCTAAAAGAAAAATTACAGCAACTTGCTATTGAAAGGCAAAACTTACAAATTGCTTTGTATGAAGTCAACGGTGCAATGAAGATTCTTGAACAGCAGATTCTTGAAGCTGAACCCGAATTAAACCAGCCATCAGATATAGAGGCATCAAAGCAACCAGAAGAAACAGGGTCATCAAAGTTAAAGGCATAACTAACATTCTTAAAATTTCTTTCAGCATTATGTTTCAAAAAATTTGTCAGATAGCTTCATTGTTGTCTCTTTTTCTTACCTTGTCAATGTTGGGTGGTTCATATTACGCTTACAGATTTGTTACCAGCGAACAATTCAAGGCTAGAGTTATGAATGAGATCCTTGATAACGTATCTGGAATAATGCCCAAAGTATTAGACAATGCTTTACCAGATATGACAGGTGGTACTATTCCAGAATATATACAGCCCAAAAAATAATGGAGATACCAGAAATAGGTATCAAACAAATAAATGTTCCAGAGGTTTATGTTCCTGACATATACAAGCCAGATCCTGTATTGCCTGTAATAACAAATTTAGAAATAGATGTTGTAGGTTGTACTTATCAACATAGAGATATAAAAAATACTGGTAATACTCAGCTTTTACTAGATGACCCAAATGGAGTGTTTTTGACCTGTGGTGAATCATTGTTTCCTAGTTTTTACCCTATCGACTACAGACCAGATCAGTTGGTAATTACTGAAGATTTACCGATTACAAATGAAGCCCCACCCATGCCAGAGTCAGATATTCCAGAGACTAAAACACCAGAAAAGAAAAAAGAAGAGCTAGTAATCCCAGAATGTCCAAGTAGAAAAGATCAACAAATAGGGGATTACAGAAACTCAAAACGCACTTCCAGAGTGGTCGGTCATAAGCTATCCTCAGACAAATTAGAGTGCATTACCCTTTATGAGGACGTACCCTTTCGAGAGACTTTTATTGGTACACCTGAAGCTCTTATTTCTACTGCTGCTATTGGTGTGGTTGCGGGTAGCTCTGCTGCTCTTGTCCCCCTGATACAAGGGGCTGCGAAGGCTGCTATAAAAAATATAAGCAAGCGTTTTTCTAAAAAAAAGAAGGTATAAACATAAGCAAAGAATTTTACAAGCCGTTTACAGGCGATTTAAAAGCCCTATTTTTTTTCGATTTTGTGAGTATGAGGCAAAACTTGGTTTGGTAAGGGTATAAGCTTTACATCTTTACAAGTGACTGCGTGTTCACCTGTCAGAACTACTCCTAACTTTGCTTGCTTTCCACATACCTCTAATCTATACAAGGCCATTTCTAATTTTGTTTTTTTGATTAACAACTCTTGAGCTTCGATATTTACAGCCGCAGCTTTTTTACATAGCTCCCCACCATTACCCAAAGGAATATTAAATTGAGCAGATATTCCATAATTTAAGTTGTAATTATCTTTCTCAAATCTTGGAGTTTCTTGAACGTATTTGATAGCCCCTGTATCCTCGTCATAGATGTTTTGTCTGGTCACAGTTTCTATAGGGCGGTTAAATGACCACGCATCTGTCAAATAAGGAGTTATGGTCAAACTGGGCGAGGTGCAAACAATTCCTTGACTGTAGCGATTCTGAGGGTGGCTAGAAGGCGTAATCATGGTGGCATTGTTATTAACAACCCCTTGCGCTGTGGAATTTGGCGAGGCCACCGTTGTCGAGGCTATGACTTTTGCAGGGCTAAATAATAAAATTATTGCCCAAAAACAGAGGTTGTTTCTGTGGTTGTAGTTGTTGTTATTGTTCGATTTATTGTAGTTACGTTTGAAAGGCCAGCACCTTGCAGTGACTCCACCAGAGAAAAGCTCTGTCCAGCATTTTTTATTCGCCATCTGGGGACTGCCTCAAGTGAAGGACTTGTCCAACTAAACTGGACACCACCAAGAGTCTGAGTTTCACCAGCAACTGTCGAAGGATTGATATAACCATTGAGATCTGCTGATTCAATATTGTGGCCTGATGCTGAGTAAGAAAAGCCAGAATTGTATTGGTGCGAAGTGATTGTCTCATTAATTACTGATTGCGAAGTAGAACTCTGAGTACTAGAACCAGACCTAAACTGAGGGACTACAGGTGTAGCAAGGGTTCTCAGAGGTAGTAGTAATATTAATAATAGCCAAAATTTAGTCAATTTCAATCTGAACAGTAGTGGACGCAATGCAGCTAGTTCCAGAACCGCCAGCAGTGCAAGTATGAATACCAGAAGATAAAGAAGTAAGAGCTAAGTTTCCAGCAGTACCACCAGAAATAACAGTTGTTTGTCCACCTAAAACTGGAAGTGTTGCTATGCCGCTTGATGGAGTGATTGCTGATTGTGTTACGTCACCAGCCTGATATGACTCCGATAGTGAGAACGCTGAACCAGCAGTTGTGACCGATTTATTAGTATTCACCAAAGCTGGCACACCGTTACTCAAACTCCCTAAGTTAAGGCCACCTATCCCATTTGTCACCACACTGTCCCCTGTTCCTGTAGAGGTAGTAACATTATTACCGCTTATAGAGTATGAACTAGGTGCGGCATTTGTAATTACATAAGGAGAGTCAATAGAAATCTGTGCAGAGGTCACATATTTTGCTGTGATGTCAGCAAAGGCACTAGACGGAGAAAGAAAGATGATAAATGGAATTAGCTTTTTCATTTGATACCAACTTTAGTATTCTTATTATCTACTATAACTGGTTTCTTTCCGTTGCCATTTTTACCC